GGCGTCGCGACCCATGTCCTCGACGTAGGGCGTATCGCGGTGCGGGAACTCGTGCACGACGAGCCGACGGCCGGTCTCCACCCCGTCGCGCTCGACGTAGAACCGCGTCCCCTTATAGCTCGCGCGGCGAAGCTCGCGCGGCCAGTTGCGGACTTCGGTCATTTTTTCCTCTGGCTCAGGCGGGCAAGCCCGCTACGCCTACTGCTGAGGCGCGGCTGGTGCCTGACCATCCGGCATTGTCACGCCGTTGCCGTTGCCGATCTGGCCGTCGATTCGCATCCGTCGCACGCTATCTATGAAGGCGCGGAACTCGGGCGAAGGCTCGACCTTGATGTTCAGGTCGGCCTGCCCCTGCACCTGACCTTGCACCTGGACCGGAGGAGCTGTCTGACCTGGCGGGCCGCTGTTACCAGTCCACCGCTCCATCAGCCCCTTCACCATGCGAATCCAGATTTCGGTCCAAGCAAGCGCCTGCTGGGCTGGATTTCCATTGATATCGCCAGGGGGCATAAGCCCAGGCTTTTCCTCCGCGCGGCCGGTCGCAACCTTGTAGTGACCCTCAATCCAGCGAATCGTGTCTGCGATTCCGCGCACCAGCTCGTTCATCTTCGTGAGCGCGAGCACCAACGGTGAGTCTGTCGGATCCAGCCCGAACAGTGTTGCGAAGTCCGATGATATCGTTGCAGCGAACGACGCCACGGCGCGGACCACGCGCTCCAATTCGTTGAACGTCTGAAATATTGGGGAGTTGGCCCCGAGGAACTGATCCTCCTGCATCTCAGCCCAAGGCCGTGTCCCTTTTTCCGGCTCGCGGAAAATGCCAAGACCGCCCATTGTCGCGCCGCCGATGATCAATGCACGCATCAGCGGATTGCCGGCTAGCGTCGAGAGCGCCATCTGCACGCCCTTGGCGGCCAGCCCGAACGCCGTGAACGCGGCTGCGAGCGCCAAGAACTTGCCGCCAGCCTCGGACACGCCGGGCGGCAGCGTAGCGATCTTGTCAGCGATCGTCTCGAACACGCCGATCAGCGCGCGCACACCCTCGCTCGAGCGCAGCTTGATCAGCGCCCGGTCCATCGAGGCGACGGCCGCCTCCCACTTGCCGGCGTCGCTGTCCCGCCAGATCTTGTTGCCGCCGTCGGTGAACTCGCTGTTAACATCCCGCAGCTTTTCGCGCAGCTCCTTGACGAACGGCAGCATCTTGAACAGCGCCTGATAGCGCGACAGGTGCCGCCCTTCGCCGATGTGCGCCATCTGCGCCGGCGTCAGCTTGCCGGACTCCATCGCTTCGCCAAGAGCGACGATGAAATCCATCATCTTGATCTTGCCACCGCCGGTCAGCAGCGACAGCAAAATGCGCTGCTGGTTGCGGTCCTTCGCGTCCTGGCTGCGCGCGCCGGTCGCATTGTTGTATAGCTGCAGCAGCCGCTGCTGGTATTCCTCATTTTGAAACAGATTGCCGCGCTCGCCAGCGAGCAGCATGCTTTCGAGCGCCTTCCTGTGCGGCTTGCTCAACTGCACGTCGGTCATCCGAGACAGATTGCTCCAGGCAATCTTGCCGGTGACAGGCGTCAGGTCCATGAACTTCGAGCGGTCGATCCCGGCCATCTCGAGCGACTTCAGGCCTTCTCTGGTCGGCTTCAGCAGCCGAACACCAAGGCTTTTGAGCGCAGTGCCCGACTCGACGTCCATCTGGCCGGCCTGCACCATGCCGCCGATAAGAGCCGCAGTGTTTCCGAACGTCTCGCCAAAACTCGAATAGAGCGGCGCGAACTGCCGCAGGCCCTCCTCGATCTTGCTCGCGCTCGTGCGCGTCATGTTGGCGACGCCGAGCCACTGGTTGGCGATCTTCGTGATGTCGGTGTTGTAGTCGCGGCCGTCCTTGCCGGCCCCGAACAGGAGTCCCTGCGTGCCGAGGAACTCGGCCGCCTTCTGCATCGTGATCTCGCGGTCCTGGATGTGGACCGATCCGGACATCTCCATCAGCCGCGAGACCTTGTCGGCCGCGAGACCCATCTTCAGGGCAGCCTCGCCCGACTGCAGCAACCCGGTCGGCGAGAGCGCCAGCGCCTTCGAAAGGCGCATCGCTTCCTCGCGCGTCTTGGCCGCCTGCTCGTTGATCGCCTCGAAATTGACAACACCCTTCTCTAGATTGTCGGCGATGCCAGCAATCTTGACGCCGACGAGCGCCTTTTCGAAGTCCTGGGTGCGGGAGATGAGAGCGTTGAACCCGGCCACGGCAGGCAACGCGAATGCGGCGGTTGCGAGCGCGCCGACACGGCTGAACGAGGCCGCCGTGGCCTGGTGCGAGCGCGCCAGCGCCGCCGCAGAGGCAGCCACGCGCGAGAACACGGGCGTCGCGCGGTCGACGGCGGAGATGATCGCCGTCGCTTGCATGGTCGCCATGGTCTAGCCGCCGCTCCCGGATAGCTCGCTTGCCAACGCCTGCCACTGCCCCTCGCTCGTCGAGCGATACTCGACGAACCGGTCATACCAGAAGTTCACCCGGTAGGCCGGCATCGCCTCGACGTCGTCGGGCCTGAGGCCGAACGCGCAGACTAGCGCGGTGGCGCGCTCGACGAGTTTCCCGCTTCGATCTCCGAGACGAGACGCTCGATCTCGGACTTGACCGCGAACGAGTCGCGGGCGCCGAGTTGGCGAAGCACGGCCTCCTGCTGGCCCGTCAGCCGCACCATCCAGGCCATCAGCGCCTGCGGGTTGTCGGCGATCTCGATTTTCATCTCGTGGCTGAAGCGAGGATCGTGCGCCATCTTGCGGCTTAGCGGGCCGCAATCGACGTAGTCTCCCATCGTCGGCTCGCGGATGTCGATTACCTGCACCGGGCCGTTGTGGCCGGTGAGGGGGCGGGTCAGCTCGACGCGAACTGCAATCGTCGCATCGGGCAGAGCCGCAGACACTGGCGCTGGCGCCAGCCGTGGTTGCAAAGCCATAAGTTCCCCCATGTGTGTGGCACCAACGCCGCCGCACTAGCTACGCTTCACCGCCGTCGGCTCACCGCACCGTGAGCTGACTGGAAACGAGCGTCAGGCCTGAGATCTCGCCGTTGGTGGTATTGCGGCGAGGCTTGCCTGACAGAAAGGCATTGCTCATCAGGATCGAGCGGCCGAGATCTTTTTCGACCATCGAGAAGTTGAACGTGCGGCCCATGAGCTGCTGGATATCGAGCCCGTCCATGAACCGGAACGTGATGTCGAGCTCGTAGTGGCTCGACTTGACCGTCCGGCCGATCGTGCCGTCCTGGTTGTCGACAACCTCGGTCTCGATGTTGCTCTCCTGGAGCTGCACGTCCGCGACCGGATGGTAGGCGACGCCGTCGATCGTGATCTCGACGCGGCCGCCGACAGTTTTCGACATTGGTGTTCTCCTGATCCTGAGATTTCAGGCCGCGAGGCCGTGAGCGAATTAAGCCGCGAGAGCGTCGCGCGGCGCCGTGCGCTGCATATAGTTGACGGCCGCTGCCGCCACGATGCGGAGCTGATTGACGTGGTCGAGCGGCAGATTCGCGTTGATGCGATTGGCATCGAGCGCGTCTCGCTCGACCACCAGATCGCGGGCGAACGCCGGCAGGTTCTCGAACACGCCGAGCGCCACGAGATCGGCGTAGGCGTGGATCATCGTGTTGCGGATGTCGACCGGCGTGCACACGTGTGGCAGGCGGGCCGGATTGGTGTCGGCGAGCGCCTGGCGGCCGTGCGCGTTGGTGACGGCGGCGCGGATGTATCGAATGCCGAACATCGACTGCGCCATCGTCTCGACGTCGAGATAGGTGGCGTCGGCGTCACCCCAGGCATTGACCCGGTAGCCTGTCAGCAACCGGTCGAGGCGCACGGAGCCGTCCTGGTGGACATAGTAGCCGCTGATGCCGCTGTAGTAGAGCGTTTGGCGGTCGGTCCTGGTGAGGCGGTCCGAGCGAAGACGCGGCCCCTTGATGCCCTCGAGCGGCAACGACTGCAGCGGCCGAGACAATTCCGGCGCGGTAGTCAGGTGCTTGAGGCAAGTAGGAGACGTGGCTGCGGTTCTGCGCGAGCCCGAATGTCTGCAGCGCGGCAACATCGCCCTGGTGCTGCGTAACCGCGTGGCCGTAGATCTGCTTGTACCAGCTCCAGCTTCCAGCGACGTCCGAGAAGTAGTCGGAGAGCGCGCCGAGGTTGGTCGCATCGGAGTAGGGGCATACGATCCAGTCGAACTCCATCTCGTCGCCGAGGTTGGCGAGCGCGGTGGCGATCGTCGGGTCGGTAGCACCGTTGGCCATCGCCGTGAGCGTCAGCACGCACTCCGAGCCGGCGTGGCCCAGCGTGCCGTCCTCCTCGAGCACAGCCTTCTCGATCAGGATGGCGTTGCCGAGCGTACCCTTGTTGCGGGCCGTGAGGTCGACCTCGTAGTTGTTGGTCCCGTTGATCGCAGCCGATACCGGCAGGTCGGCGTGATCGTTGATCGCGGCCGCGATCTTGGTGGCGATGTTGGCGCGCGAGTCGGAGGTGAGGCACAGGGCCGTCAGTCGCCGGCCGGCGATGTAGAAGGGCAGCGTGCGCGGGATCGTCAGCGACGGCGCGGCAACGCTGATCTTGCCGGTTGCGGCGACGCCGGAACCATGGTCGTCGAGCGGCAGCCACCACACCTCGCCGAGCGGCGCGACC